GGATGTATTTACTACAGTACATCTTGCTACAAAAAGTAATAGTACTTCAGGTAGTAATGCATCCGATTACGGTATAAGTTTTCTTTCAGGGGTTTCCGGTTCTCTTTCCTTCCCCGGTTTTTCTTCCGCAGCCTCTCTTAAATATCCTGCTTTTTCCTACGAACAGCTTCTTCAGTATAGAAGTATAAGACAGCTATACTACGGTAACATATCACAAGATCTGTTAACTGGTAGCTTTGAAGAATACAGACAGTCTTCAATTTATTCTGGTTCTAGGTATTTAGGAAATAAAGTCGGCGTAGTATCTTTTCCGAGATCAAGATACGGGGAAGCAATTAAACCTGGTACTTTCTTAACCGATGTTTCTACTGAATATGTACAGAATGAAAGCAATTATGTGTTAGAAACCTCTGCCGCCGGGGGAGAGTATATAGAAAACTTACCTTCCGGTTCTTTAGTAGACGACGGAGAAGGAAGTATCATCTCAGTAGGCAGTTATAGCGGGGTTCCCGACGGTACAAGAGTTGGAGATATCTTTTATAACCACGGTATGGTTGTATTTACGGACGATTACTTTGCAAAATATTTTGGAAATCAACCTATAGATCCTATATCATGGTCTTCTCTTTTATCCGTTTATACTTTTAATTATAAAATTAAAGTAAGAGATGAAGAGTTTAATTTTAGTTTAAATCCTAGCGCTATAAAAAACAGCGGTGGGAGTATAGCCGACAACATTTCAGGAAGCTATTTCAGACCCTACATCACAACTGTAGGACTTTATAACGACGATCAAGAACTAATAGCTGTTGCTAAATTAAGTCAACCTATACCTAAATCTACCGATACAGATATGACGTTTGTACTTAAACTTGACATTTGATATTTATTAATATGAGCGCTTTTAAAAAATTAAGATCTGCAGATAGTTTTACTTCCGTATACAATACGCATAAAAGCTACACAGCTATTAGTTCGTCTTTTAGCAATTATGGAATCACTATATCCTCAGCTCTCGAAGAGACTGGTTCAATCTATCCGTCACAACCTGATTTTTCACAATCCCTCAATTACCGAAGTATAAAGCACTTGTATTACGATAACTTCAATACTTCAGCATCAGTACTTATTTCAGGTTCATACGAACACTACTTAGAATCTTCTTTATTCTCAGGCTCTAGACAACTGAATACTTCTTCCTCTATTTTTTCAATACCTAAAAATATAGTTGGAACCTATATTAACCCGTCTACGTTTGAAATATCTGCAGTGTTCGGTACATCTGCATCTGATAGAAGAAAGCTAATCGACTCAGGAGAAGGCTATCTGACTTTTTCAGGTTCAGCAGTAACCGATCTACCCGCATCGATTACCAGTTCTATTTCTGTTGGTGATATAAACTATAGACACGGTACAGTAGTAATTACAGATCAAGATATTGTAAACTGGTTAAACGTAAGTAGCAGTTATACTGCAAGCTGGGAAGCTACATATCCGGTCTTTACTTTAAATAACTACTGTAAGATAAAATCATCTGAATTTAATTTTACTCAAAATCCTTCTGCTTGTCAGTCTGAAGATACCCTTTCTGGTTCCTTAAGCTATTCTGGCGGACTACCTAAGAATAATGTTACAGGTAGTTATTTTGCACCTTATATTACAGCTGTAGGGCTATATAATGATGCTCACGAACTTATAGCAGTTGCTAAATTAGGACAACCTATTCCAAAATCTAAAACAAACGATATGACATTTGTTGTGAAATTTGATATATAAAATATGTGGTTATATAAAAAAGATGTTATAGATAGCATTGAAAAAATGCCAAAAAATACTTATGGTTTCATTTATCAAGTTACTCATTTACCTACTAATAGAAAATACATAGGAAAGAAAGTACTTTATTTTGAACGTAATGTACGTTTAGGAAAAAGAGAACTTCAAGCTCTAAAAGAAGAAAGAAAAGCTAAAGGTATAGGTGGAAGAGCGCCTTCGAAAAAGAAAGTAATAAAAGAATCAGACTGGAAGACTTATTACGGGTCTCAAACCGAAATAAAAGATTTAGTAAAAAATGGAAAGGAGTCGGATTTTAAAAGAGAAATTCTTAAATTTGTTAACAATAAGAAGCATCTTACATATTTTGAGTGCAAGTATCTATTTATATATGAAGTTTTAGAAAATAATCAAGAGTATATTAACGACAATATTCTTGCCAAATTTTATTCTAGAGATTTTTAATGATTAAGTTAGCTAAAATTATCAGTACTACTCCCGGTATAAGGTACCATATAGAACACGGACTAGCACTTCATGAAAATATTTACCGTTATTCTTCTAAGGAGTTTGTAAATTTATTTTTTGAAGCTCGTATATTATATAACGCAGGTAAGATAGATTTAATCGAAGCTGATATNGATCTAATAACTACCACCGATATCGGAGAGTACGGTATATATGAAGGCAAACAAGTACCTCTAGACCTTCCTATGGTTGCCGAAGAAGATTACGACTCCCTCGAGGACGAAATAGCTAATTCAGAATTTGGTATGGATTATAGTCAATTAGGTCCGAATGAAAAAGAATGGGTCCAGGATGAAATTGAAAATATGAATCTTGATGAAGCTGAATATCAAGGTAAAGATGTNGATCTAAATAAACCAAAGAGAGGCGGTAGTAAGAAGTTTTACGTTTATGTACGAGATCCTAAAACTAAAAATATTAAAAAAGTTTCTTTCGGTGCAAAAGACGGTGGCGGTAATCTAGCAGTTAAGTTAGATGATCCAAAAAGAAGAAAAGCATTTGCTGATCGTCACAATTGTAAAGGTAAAAAAGACAAAACTAAACCAGGTTATTGGGCATGCAGAATAGGACGTTATTGGAAGTCTTTAGGTGGAAGCAAAAACTATCCAGGTTTCTGGTAAAGTTACATCTTCGACTTTTCAAGAAAACTACAGACTTTCCTTTCGATGAAGAGCGTGTTGGCTCTAGAAAGATAAGAACTTTTTCTAAAGATTCTTCTCAAGATGATATGGTATGGCACCGTGATAGAGAACATAGATTAGTAGTACCGTTAAACGACACAGATTGGCTTTATCAACAAGACAACGAACTTCCAGTGCCTTTAAAGAAAGGTAGATTGCAATTTATTCCCAGAAACGTTTATCATAGACTTTTAGTAGGTAAAAAAAATTTAGTAGTTGAAATAAGAGAAATAGAGTAGTTGTTTTTCTTAATATTTCTTACCATATTATAGTACGTACGTAAAAAAGTTATATGCAGGACTANTCAATTTTATTAGGGGCGCTTGAAAACGTCCTTGGCAAAAGCCATAAAAGAGCTAGGGACAATCACGCCTTCCACTGTCCTTTCTGTAATCACAAGAAGATGAAGCTTGAGATAAAGCTAGGTACAACCGAAGACGGTAAGAATCCTTGGGAATGCTGGGTCTGCCGTACTAGAGGTAGAACTATTAAGTCCCTTCTATATCAACTTAAGCTACCTAAGGAACAAGCAGTTGAAGTTCTAAAGTATGTACATAAAGGAACTAATATATATTATAGAACTGAAGAAAGTGTTTCTCTTCCTGAAGAGTTTCGTTCTATAAATGATCTATCTCCTACCTCGATTATGGGTCAAAAATTAAGAAAGTATCTTAATAAAAGAGGTATTTCTGATTTAGATATACTTCGATACAATATTGGTTTTTGTGATAAAGGAGAGTATGCCGGCCGAATAGTTATACCTTCTTACGACGAGAATAATAATTTAAACTTTTTTGTCGCCCGTACTTATGAAGACAACTGGATGAAATATAAGAACCCAGAAGCTTCAAAAGACATTATAGCTTTCGAAAATCAAATTAACTGGACCAAGCCCATTGTACTAGTTGAAGGAGTATTTGATGCCATGGCCGTACGTAGAAATGCAATACCTATCCTCGGAAAAAGTCTACCTAAAGCTCTATTGAAGAAAATTGTGTCTGCCGGTAGCGAAGACATATACATAGCCTTAGATGGGGATGCTAAGAAACAAGCTCTCTCATATTCTGAGCAATTGCTAGACATGGGTAAGAACGTTTACCTTGTCGAACTTAAAGATAAAGATCCAAGCGAACTGGGCTTTACAGGTTTCACTAACTTAATCCAACAAGCTCAAAGACTTGATCTCTCTTTGCTCTTAAAATATAAAATGTCATTATGATAAATGTAGGAACAAACGTCCTAAAAGAACATAGTAAAAACCGTCTACAGTTTGACGGAGAACTTAAACAAATTAATTTTTTAGATAGAAGAGTTTATCAAAGAGCCGAAGGTGTATACTACCCTTCCGTTACTACCATTCTTCAATATATGCCGAAGAATAAGTTCTTTGAAACCTGGCTTAAAGATGTAGGTCATAATGCCGACCTGATAATGAGACGTGCAGGTAAAGAAGGTACTCAAGTACATGAAGCTATAGAAACTCTACTTGCCGGAGAAGAACTTCACTGGATGGACGATTACGGTAATGCCCGTTATAATGAAAAAGTCTGGGAGATGATAAATAAGTTTGTAGAGTTTTGGCAAACATATAAACCAGAGCTTATTTCTACTGAAGAATTCGTTTATTCAGATGAATACAGGTATGCAGGTACTGCCGATTTAGTTTGTAAGCTTGATGGCGAGACTTGGTTAATAGATTTTAAAACCTCTAACTCTCTACATAAGTCTTACGATCTTCAACTTGCCTCTTACGCTAAAGCCTTAAAAGAGGCTAAAGGTATAGAAATAGAAAGAACGGGTATACTTTGGTTAAAGTCTTCTAAGAGAGGTCCATCAAAACAAAAAGGACGTATTCAAGGTAAAGGATGGGAACTAAAAGTTATAGACGACATAGAGG